GGTAGATATAAATTTTGATAATTATTTTGCTTTATATCAATGGTCTAATTTAGGATCGCCCCTGGAAAATATTACACCACTTAATGATATTACACCAAGTTTAGATTTTGACGAAAAGAATATTAAAAGCATCCCAATAAATGTATATCTTATAAGTGAATATAAGGTGCCAATAATGAAAATTACATATAACAATTGCTGGATAAAGACATTTAATGAATTAGCTTTATCATATCAAGATGAACCCGATCCTATTAAACATGGATTTACTTGTGTATATTCAAATTTCACATTAGAAAAATTGACACATTAAAATAAATAAAATAAATTAACAAAGGAATATTATGATTTTAGACTATAGTACACATACTCAAAGGATTTGCGAAGCATACGAACAGAAATTAATGACTGAAGCTGCTAAACTTCAAGAAAAATTTAAAGATAAAAGAGATAGAGATATATTTTTAAATGTAGTGAAAAAAGCTTCAACGAATGAATGGGTTGTTAAAGTTCATATCAATGGAAAATATGACGAAGATGCTACGTATTATACTGATGATAAAGAAGATGCAATTAGTACAATGGCTGCTATGAAAGAAAGATATATCAATTTTGCAGAAAAAGCAGATGCTCCTTCGCATTTTTGGAGTGAAAAGAGTAAACTGGCCAAGTATAAATAAAAGATATTTAGTGTTTTTAATAGAACATCATTATATGTATATTTAATTATATGAGTAATGATGTTTTTCATTTAGGTGTAATAGGGTCTAAAAGTTTTACTGATTATGAGCTATTTAAGAGTAAAATTTCGCAGATCGTTAAAAAGTTACAAGCAAAATATAGTAAAATAGTGTTTGTATCCGGTGGTGCTAAAGGCGCTGATTCTTTTGCTAGAAAATATGCTAAAGAGAATGCAATAGAAATAATCGAGTTTATTCCAGATTGGGATAAACTAGGAAAATCAGCTGGATTTATAAGAAATCAAGATATCGTAGACAAATCAGATTTGTTAGTAGCATTTTGGGACGGTAAAAGTAAGGGAACGCTTCATAGTATGAAGAAGATGAATATTAAGCAACAGAACAGATTGATTATAGTAAGGACAATTAATAAAGTCGAAGATAATATATCAGTTAAAGGAATTAATGAATTATGATAGATGTTGATATAGATGATATATCTAAGGGTTATCGCAACGTTTGTTATAGAACAGGTGCAGGAGGAGTAGGTGAAATAGTTCTATTTGGATGGACAAAAGACGGAAAACGTGATACATTTACGTTTCCATTCGAACCTTCTGTTAAATATGAAGTAAAAAATGACACTCCTCATAAGACAATTTATGATACTTGTGCAAACATTAAGACTTTTAAGAATTCATGGGAACGGAAAAAATGGTTAGAAGCTGCAGCAGAAGGTATTAATGTATTAGAGTCGTTTTATCCTGAACAAGAATTCCTTATTAAGAACTTCGGTAAAGATTGTTTTACTGATAATTTTAATACATTACCATTAAGAATTCACTTTGTGGATATAGAAATTCAGATAGAAAACGAGTTTCCAAAGCCTGAAGATGCTAAATATCCTATAAATGTTATAACAATCTACGATTCTCTTAAGAAGAAATATTTTAGCTGGGTGCTCGGAATTAATACTAAAAATACAATAACCGATAAACCAGTTGTTCTTAATACTTTTACAAATGAAGTATGTCTGCTTAAAGATTTTATCGAATGGTTTTCAAAAAATTATCCTGATGTATTTACGGGTTGGAATACTTACTTCTTTGATATGACTTATATTATTAGACGTATTGAAAATGTATTAGGTGAAAAATATGCTAAGTTAATGTCTCCTGTAGGAAAATATTATGTTAGACAGAAAAAAGGATTTCTTAATAGATCATATGTAGTTGTTCATGGAATATCTCATTTAGATTTAAAGCTCTTATATGAAGACAAATTCAAAATTGCGGATGCATTAGATGGTGGATATAGTTTAAGTAATGTATGTTTGCATGAAGGTCTTGGAGACAAACTTGAATATGAAGGTTCTATGAAAGATTTCTATAAGACGAATTTCCAGAAATTCTTTGAATATAACATTCGAGATGTTGAACTTACTGTTAAACTTGAAGAAAAACTTCAAATGATTCCTCTAGCACGAAAAATTTGCACATTAGGTTTATCACAATATGAACAAATTTATGGTTCTATATCTTATATTGTAGGTTCACTTTCAATATATTCTGAAAATAACCACGGGAAAATATTCAAATCGTTTTCAAATAATGAAGCTGAAGAAGGTGAATTTGAAGGAGCATATGTATTTCCTACTATCGCTGGATTTTATAGAGAAGGTGTAGGAGTAATAGATCTGAATTCACTGTACCCAAATACAGCAGTTGTTTTAAATCTATCCCCTGAGACTAAAGTTGGACAACTTTATGACAATAATGACGGAACGTTTCTTATTAAGACTAAATCATCTTCAAAAACAATAACCAAAGATCAGTTAGATAAGCTTCTAGATAAAAAATGTATCTTAAGTAAAAATAATACATTATTCTATAAACATGAAGTAAAGTCCGGAATATTTGCAGAATGGTGTAAACATTTTTATGATACGCGTAAAAAATATCAAAAACTCTATAAAGCAGAAGCTCAAAAATTGGAAGACATTAATAAAGTAATAAAAGAATGTAAAGACCCTGACCAGAAGAAAATATTAAAGGAAAGTAGAGCTCAGATAGAAAAAGACAAGTTTACATATCATATTACTCAATATGCTTTAAAGATTATGATCAATTCTGCATATGGTGTATTAGGTTGTAAATTTTCACCTATTTATGATCCAGACTTGGCGCAAAGTATTACGCTGAATGGACAATTTACTAATCGATCTACTGCGGAATATATTAAAAAGCGTTTTATAGAAAAATATAATTGTTCACAAGATTTTAATGTAACTATTTCAGGGGATACAGATAGTATAGCTGGAGACAGTATTTTGAATGTGAAATTTAATGATTAGTGTATATTTAAACATAAGGGTAAAAACATGAAAATAGATAGAGAACACAATTATTCAAGTGTATATATGAAAGCGAAGAAGTGTGTCGTTTCTTCACGTTCAGAATGTAATATTAAAACACGATTAGGAGATATAGAGTTTAGAAATCCTATTATTCCTTCAGATATGCCAGCTGTAGTAGATTTTGATACCTGTAAAACATTTGCTAAAATGGGAATGTTTTATGTAATGCATAGATTTGGGGTATCTGATAATGATATCGGACAATTTGTTCAACATATGAATTTGTATTATGGATGGTCATCTATAAGTATTGGCATTAAAGAATCAGATAAGTACTTATTAGCATCACTTGCTACTTTGCATCAGATTCCTACTTATATTAATATCGATATAGCACATGCATATTCTGATCAATGTGTTGAAATGATGAAGTTCGTAAAAGACATGTATCCTAAATGTTTCTTAATTGTCGGTAATGTTGCTGATGTAGAAGCAGTTGATTTCTTGTATCAAAATGGTGCAGATGCAGTAAGAATTTTCATTGCTCCTGGAAGTGGTTGTTCGACTAGAAATGCAACAGGATTTTATCGTGGAAGCATTGAATTTATAAATGATTGCTACATGAATTCTGATTGTCCAGTAATTGCTGACGGCGGAGTATCAGAACCCGGAGATGTAGCAAAAGCTATTGGCGCAGGCGCATATATGGTTATGGCAGGCGGAGTTCTTGCTGGACATGATGAATCTCCTGGAAATCAAATAATCGTAGATGGAAAGAAAAAGTATTGCTATTATGGAAACGCAAGCTTCATGAATAAAGGTACTCGTCAACATATTGAAGGTAAAGATTACTTAATCGATCCACGTGGTCCACTTATTAATACAGTAGAAGCTTATGAAAATGGTTTAGCTTCTGCAGTAAGTTATAGTGGCAATAATTCTTTACAGAATATGCGTGGTACATGTGAATTTTTAGAAATCGTTAAATAAATATAAACAAAGGAGAAATAGTATGGGTAAAGGATGTGGTTGGAGAAAAGGTACAAACTATAAAGCATACAATGATTCTGATTACTGGAAAGGGCGCGATGAACGAGTAGCTAAAGCAAAGGCCGAAAAAGAAGCTTTAGCTAATAAAGAATTAACTAAAAATGCTAAATAATTTTTGATATTTTATAGTTTACATATTTTAAATAATTATGTATTATTGTAATATAAATTATTTTTAAACAAAGGTGAAATAAAATGGCACGTACATTAGCATCAATACAAACAGTTACAGCTATTACCCCTATTGAGGGAAAAGACAGAATTAAGCTTGCTCAAATTCTAGGATGGAAAGTAATAGTAGATTCTTCTATTGAATTAGGAGAAAATGTAGTATTTATAGAAGTTGATTCAGTTCTGCCTGAAAAGCCCGAGTTTGAATTTTTAAGAAAACGTTGTTTTTCTGAATCTCAAGGCGGACACGTAATTAAAACTATGAAGATGGGCGGAGTTATTTCTCAAGGAATAGTTTTCCACTTCGAAGATGTTTTAAAGGGACACCCTCATTATTCCGTTGGAATAGACGTTACTGAAGAATTAGGAATTAAACAGCGTGAAGACAATTCTGATAATAAAGTAGAGCAAAAGAAAAAGACGTTTTTACAATCTTTAGTTTATAGACTTCCATTATATAAGTATTTTAGAAATAAGTTTAAAGTATCAGGAGATTTTCCAACATATTTAATTTCTAAATCTGACGAAACCAGAATTCAATCTTTAGGAGATAAATTCCTTGCGAATCATATTGGAAAAACTATTGTTGTAACAGAAAAAATAGAAGGACAATCTGCTACATATTTAGTAAAGAAAATTTCTTTCTTAAAATTATTTAATAAGTATGTCTTTAAATGTTATAGTAGAAACATGGCTGTAGATAAAAATCATGTTATCTATAAATATGCTATTGATAATAATGTTAAAGAAAAGATGATTGAACTTCTTAAAGATAGACCTACGTTTAATTATGTTGCATTACAAGGAGAAATGGCTGGAGGCAAAATTCAGGGAAATGTTTATAACCTTCCTAAACATGAATTTTATATATTTAAAGTAGCATATAATAATAAAGAAATGCCATTTAAATGTTTAAAAGAAATTTGTAACGTATATGGATTTACACATGTTCCTGTTATAACTGTCGAAACTCTTACTGAAGATAAAAATACTGAATATTGGGCTAAACATTCTACTAGTACTTCCGTGTTAGCCAATGTTCTAAGAGAAGGGATTGTTGTTAGATCTATGGAAGTTACAGAGAATGGATTTACTGATTTCAGTTTCAAAGCAGTAAGCCCTGAATATTGTGTTCAGCGAGGATATTAATTTCTCAGGTCGGTGTTGTTGTGTTTGTTGTTGATGCTAAATAAGTATGGCGTAAAAGCCATACTTATTTAGTTTAAACATCTTTTATATTATAGATGAAGCCGGATGAATTTTGCAATAATAGTTATAAAACTATATTAGCTTAGTTGAGGTGTAACCTAGACTATCTATGAATATAACCTGAAAGCGACTCAATATACGTCACTATATCAGTATAGTTATTATCAGTTGCATATGTTAGAGGCCAATAGCTTGTTTTATAAACATCTGCTCCGCTTAATACTGCGCCTGAAACAGTATTAATATCATTATTTGTCACACCCGTATTAAAATCTATATTTGCAATATTGAATACATTTTCATCTCGTTCAGGATCTTCTATATATTCAGCATGTGTTATATTCAATATTCTTTCTACATAATCAGTAAACTCTGAAGCATATGGTACAGGATAAAAACCTCCTAAGAGATTTCCACCAGATGTACTATATGAATCTGATATATTAGAAGAAGTAGGAGACAGTGTTAAATCGATAGTATAAATGAGTCCAGTAGGGTCTTGAAGATAACCAGTTCCTCCGAATAGTTCCGTCTTAAAAATGAAAGAAGTATTGCAAATTTGAATATCGTTCTCAACATTTGTTAATTCATCTGGCCAAGTAGAATCAACTGCTCCGCTCCATACTATTTGATGTTTAATTGTACGACTTGAAAGTTTAGGATGAGGAGAAGTAACATATACATCTTTATGGAAGAATGGTATAAAATTTGAAAGAAGCATATCCATATCATTAGGATATTTTGTTATAAATGATAGTTTATATTCTACATTTATTGGAACAGGCGAAATAGTATTTGGGTCAACTGCTTCGAAGTCTGTCTTCTTCAATATATTATGGTGTATGTTAGAAGACCTGTTACTATCTAAAGTTATATTTCCTCTAGAGATAGTAGACATAGGAAGTTTAAAAGTAGAACCTTCAGGATTTTGTAAAAATTTAAGTATTCTAGATCTTTGTCCAAATACACATGGAACGACAATATTCGCATTATTTCTTCTAATGGAAATATTATTAAATAACATCTGCATTTGTGCAGTAGCAAGTTGAATTTCTTTATTATACGAGTAAGCTTTCATTATATAAGATTATTTATCTTATATGATGTCTTTTATTTTTTCAATAACTTGTTCATCTGTTAATTGATCATCTTTTACTATTTTTTTAATTAATGTTATTTTTCTTAGATATCCGAACTTATCAATAAATTTGAAGACCGCGTCAATTTGATGCCATTCTTTATCTTGTCTATACAATTCTGCTTCTTCAGCATTTTTAGGAGAACTAAATGATCTGCGATATTCTTTAAGTTCTAGTTTAATTTCTAGTAGGCGCTTAATATGTTTCTTAAATTCAGTAGAAGAGATTTTTACTTTTTCAGACGCGATCGACGTCTTTATACTATTCAAACATTCTTCTATTTCTTTAACATATTTACCTATTACTGGAAATGCATCTTTAAATTCGTCGTATGGGTTAAAATCTAAAGGAACTATAGTAGGTTCTACTATCCATTCATTTTGTTCTACTTCATAAACGCCTGCTGACATTAAATCTTGATATTCGTTATACTGAAAATAAAATTGAAGAGGATGTGTCTCTATCATCAATTTATCTTTATCTATCTTAGAATTTATAAATTCTGTCAGTTTCTTATTTAATTCATCTGAAGACATATCCTTTTTAATATTTGTTGGCAGTAAGTGTACATCGATATCACTAAAGGCTGTATATTGATTACTACATATGCTCCCGATGATTCTAATATTGCCTATGATATTAAATATAGGTTGTTCTCGAAGCGTCTTAATGATGTCTAAGATTTGTTCTCGCACTTCGTGGCGCAGTATATATGAGTCTGCTTTCTGCTCCCATACTTCTAAGCATAGAGTTTCTTGAGGAAAATCTATACGAGAATCATTTACTACAGATTCATATATTCGTTTAAGATTTATCATAAAATATTTCTACTTTTTTAAACCATGAAGTCGGAATATGTTCTTGTCCAGTATCAATATATGCACCAATTATATCCGGATGTTGCTCTAAAAGTTCCTTAAATGAATCAAATGCCATATCATGATGAACATAGTTATAAAATTTTACAGGTATAATAAATGCTACGCTAATTTTTGGTCCAGAAATAAATTCAGAATGTTTTCCGATGGACGCAAAAATAGATATATCTAAATTTTTAATACCATTCTGAATTATATTAGTTGCATTTTTTATCGGAGATTCATGATAACATAATAAACCATTAGGATATAATTTTATTAATTTATCCCTAAATTGTTTTTCATATTTATCATCTTCGTATTCTAAAGTTTCTTCATATATTTGTTTAATTGTTTTCATTTTATAAACTATCTATAAATTTCTTGTCTTCTCGAGTAAAAAGAGTATTATTATTTAATTCTTTTTTTAATATAGGTTTAAGATATTCTATGATGTCTTTTTTAGCATTTCGAAGATTATCGAACTCTATTGTACCTAAATCAACTCGTTTAGATACTAAAAATTTTATATGTTCTAAATCATTATGTATAAGGGCTTGATTTATTAAATGTTCGCTTAATCTAGAATAAGTAGATAGATTTATGTCCAATTCTTTAATTAAATATTCTACAATAACAGATGCATTTTTATCGGCGGCGAATTCAATCGCCGAATAATTATTTTCGGCGGCGTCAGAACCCTTACTTATTAAATATTTAACCATTTCAAGATTTCCGTTTTCTGAAGCAGAATCTAATGGAAAATGATTACTTGTTAAATTTATTTCACCGTTTTCTACGAAATATTCTACTAATGCTAATTGATTTTCTTTACATGCTTGATTAAATGCATAATTATATGTTTTAGGTTTATTTTTAAAATGTTTTAATAAAACTTCTAATACTGTTACTCTTCCTGCATGTTGTGCAGCATCGAACATACCTTCTATTTCAGTATCATTAAAAGGATATCCAATAGAAGAAAGCACTTTTTCTATTTCTAATGCACCACC